AGTAGTGCACATCCGTAAGACGTATATTGTCTCTATAAACACTATCGTTAGAACTAGGAACATTTTCAGACTCAGTTCAACTCTAGTACAACCGGTATCTAAACAATTTTACTTGACTTAGACCCATTTGTGCTTGGAATAAACTTGCAACAATGTCGAACCAATTTACGTTCACTAACACTGTCACAAGCTCTACGTTTAAAGGTGATGTTTTTTACACAGCACATGAAAACGACACTTTCCTGGCTCATCCAGATAAGGTCAAGGAAATTCTAGCTAAAGGTGTGCAGCTAAAAAGAGCAGTACAGAAGCTAGATGAAGGAGCAAGCTTGACCATGAAAGGATTCTATGTCAAGCAAGGTGTTGAATTGACTATATATAAAGGTGGTCCAGAACTAAATGATGAGGTCTATACCTTCTCTAGACTACAGGGAATGTGTGCCTGCTATGTCTATATCAACTCCATAAAGTTCCCTGATGTTGTCATTGCAATTGCAAGATCAAATGGGTTCGAATGGAAACAGGAATATAATGATCATCAAAAGTGTGCCTATTTGTCATTCACACCTGGAGCACATTTGTTCTCTCACATCTTTGGTTATTGGCCAATTGCTTGTGCCTTGTATGAAATCATGCGAGATGGAAAACAATCCGACAAGGATTTGAAGGTGTACCAATCTCGATTCCGGGCACGTGACAGTGAGGGACCAATGATGGACAAAATTGAACAAAATTCACGCCGGATTAAGGCCACTTTTGAATCGATTGTAGGAGAAGGAGGTGTCAAATCAGTGGCTGTTAGATCGCTGATCAATAAAATTTGGCCTTAAATTCAAATTTAAATTAATGAATTTTTATAACTTTTTATAACTTTTTATAACTTTTTTACAAATTTATATAACTTTATCCAATATATTTAATCACAACTATTAACCGTATTTAACCACATTTAATCCTTTTAAAATAAATATAAGAACTTTTTATTATTCTAGATTTAGTCGGGGTGGGGGGTGTATATACTTGACTCACGTTTTGTTTGATTCGTTATTAAAATTTTAAAAGCTGGCTTAAACTGGCTCTGAACTATGTTTGACTTGTTATAACTGAATCAGAAGGTGTTTGGCTGTAGTATTCTATCTTGCGGATGCACACTACT